GCCTTACATGGGACGACAAGCCTTCAGTGGCAAAGGAGGATGGCTGGTTTGTCATCCATACGAACGCCGCCGACGAGCGCTTATATGCCGAAAGGGAGTTGATGCCGTTGAAAGGCAATTTCCAGCCCGAGCAGCAGAAGTCGCTGGAGGTGGTCGAGTGAGCGCCGAAGCAAAAACCTTTTGCCTTGTTCAGGTAATCCTCGTCATCGCGCTATTTGCTGTGCTGAACCAAGCAGGCATTGGGCCTCGGGAGGCTACTTCTTCATTCTGGGCGATCATGGCGATCGCGGAAGCAATGGCGTTCGTCGGGTTCCTGTGGGGGAGGGATATATGACTCTCATAGCGAAACCCCGAAAAGCCAAGACCTGCACCAACCCAGAGTGCAGGGCCTCATTCGTACCTCAGCGCCTCGGTCAAAAGGTCTGTAGCCCTTCCTGCGCACTGGCAACCAAGGACGTGAACGCCGACAAGGCTCGCAAGGCTCTTGCTGACGTAGGCCGCAAGGAGCTAAGAGCAGCCAAGGAGCGCGTTAAGACGAAGGGGCAGTACATGCGTGAGGCTCAAGTGGCGATCAACGCTTGGGTGCGATTACGCGATGCCGCGCTTCCATGTGTGAGCTGTGGTCGTCACCACGATGGCCAATACCACGCTGGGCACTACCGGACAGTTGGTTCAAACCCGGCGCTGCGCTTCGAGCCGCTGAACATCCATAAGCAGTGCGCTCCCTGCAACAACCACAAGTCCGGCGACATCGTGAACTACCGCATCGAGCTGGTGAAGCGGATCGGCGCCGAGCTTGTTGAATGGCTTGAAGGCCCGCACGCGCCGAAGAAATACACCATCGAAGACCTCAAAGCCATCACCGCCGAATACCGCGCCAAGACCCGTGAACTCAGGAGAGCAGCATGATCCTTCACCTCTACTTCTGCTTCATGTTGTTACTCGGTGGAGGGCTGCTCGAATGCTGCCGTCGGCTGTGGATTAAGGACAAGGCTCGGCGGGGGATTCGGCCATGAACTGGAAACCAGTAGGCGAAAGCAAGCGCTGCATTTCGTCCGATGAGGGCTATCTGATCAGCAAGTATTCGCTGGAGGAGGGTTTTGCCTATATCGCACGCACTCCGTCTCCAGCCTCGAAGCTTTTGACCGTAGGCACCGATCTGGACAGTGCCAAGGCCGCATGCGTCAAAGATCTTGAATCAGCGAAAGGGGAAGCGGCATGACCCCTGAACTGCAATTTCCGATTGTGTTCGTCTCGGCATTCTTCCAGGTGTTCCTGCTTGGTCTGAACAGCAAGCTGCTGCGTGACGACAAGATCATCGCCGGTTTCTTCGTGAGCTGGATGATCACCTTGGCGCAGTTCGCCTACATCTGGGCGGTTGCGCATTCAAACATCTCCACCGGTTATTTCCTGATCGTCTCCGGCTTCGGTGGCTCGATCGGCATCACAGCGGCGCAGTTCTTCTACCGCTGGTATGACTCAAAATTCCACCGCAAAGGGGCCGCAGCATGACCGACATCAAGCCGACCAACCCAAAAGATCTGATCGGTAGCGGGAAGTTGCCGCTGCACCTGTGGCCCGTGACCGCTACCGCACTGGGTAGCCTTGGCCTGCTCGACGGCATGCTCAAGTACGGCCGGTCGAATTTCCGCGCTGTTGGCGTCCGGGCATCGATCTACTACGACGCAGCCAGTCGGCACCTGAACGCATGGTTCGAAGGCGAGGCAGTCGATCCAGACAGTGGCCTTCCACATCTGGCCCACGCGCTTGCGTGCCTTGCGATCATCGTGGATGCAGAGGCCGCTGGAAAGCTCAACGACGACCGCATGCACCCGGGCGGCTACCGAGCCCTGATCAATTCGCTCACGCCGCACGTCGCACGCCTGAAGGAAGTCCACGAAGGCAAGTCCCCTACGCACTACACCATCGAAGGGGCTCAATAATGGCCGAGCGCAAAGTAACCGACGAGCAGCTTGCTGACGCGCTGGAGTCTATGAGCCTCAAGCAAGCCGCCGAGTACTTCGGCATGAACGTGCGCAGCATTGAGAAGCGCAAGGCAAAGCTCGCCATCAGAGGGACTATTCCGACTCCTCAGGACAAGGTCGTCGATTCCGTCAATGCTCGGTGCTATGTCATCACCGCCGCGGTAAATGCGACTAAGGCTCACTCGGCATTCCTGAAGACTTTGCAGCTCTATTGCTCGGTCAATGGCGCCAAGCTGATCGTGATTCCTATGCGGTACAAGAACCCGACCAGCCGCGACGAGTCTGGCAATGACGAATGGTGGGATTCCCGCTTGGTGCCGTACATCATCCATGAGCGCACCAAGATTGCGAAAGGTCTGGTTGTGCTGGCCGATATCAAGGTCCAGCCGACCGCGGCGAACCCGCTTCAGGGCTGGCTGACAGTGAGCGGTACCGCATCGGCGATCCTGGGGCACACCAAGATCGCACTGAAGTCGGTGGCCACGAAGGTTGGCGACCCGGCAAAGCTGGTCATGACCACCGGTGCTTGCACAGTCGAGCAGTACAGCGACACCAACGCCGGCGCGAAGGGCTGCTTCCACCACACCATGGGGGCAGTGGTGGTCGAAGTCGACGGCAGCGGCAATCACATCCGGCACATTTGCCCGCTGAAAGACGGCAGCTTCTACGACCTCGACACGAAATACACCGTGAAAGGGGCTGAGTACGCTCCAGAGGTCGAAGTCCTGACCATGGGCGACGTCCATGCCGAGTTGGCCGATGCACAGGTTACGCATGCCACCAAGGCGCTTGTCGAACGTGTGCGTCCGCGCTTCCTAGTGCTGCACGACGTGCTGAACTTCGGCTCGGCCAGTCACCACGCCAAGTACTTCGAGAAATTCCGCCGGCACGTCACCGGCAAGTCCAGCGTACTGCGCGAACTGACCACGACCGCCAAGCACATCGACCTGCTGTCGTCGTTCGCTGGTAAGACCATCATCGTGGGCTCAAACCACAACGACCACTTCGGTCAATGGCTGGAAGGCTCGGAGCACGCCCACGACCTGGAAAACGCGCTGGTCTACCACGAAACAAAGGCTGCCATGCTCCAATCCATCCACGACGGTAGCTACTGCGACCCGTTCAAGTACTGGATGGACAAGCTGATGGCCTCGGCAAGCCGCCTGCAATGGCTCAAGCCTGGCGATTCCTTCACTCGTCACGGTATTGAGTATGGATGGCACGGCCATCGAGGGCCTAATGGGGCCCGCGGATCTACCCGCGGGTTTGCCAGCATCGGCGCCAAGGTCACCAAGGGGCACAGCCACGGAGCGGAGATCGTCGACGGCGCGCATTCGGTCGGCACCAGCTCGAAGATGAACATGGGCTACAACGTCGACAGCCCCAGCGGCTGGACGCACACGCACGAAATTACCTATTTGAACGGCAAGCGCACCCTGATTCATTGCGTCGGTGGTGCCTTTTTCCGTAGCGAACCTTCGGCAGCAAAAGGGGTGGCGGCATGAAAGCTCAACTGCAAATTTCGTGGCTTGCCATGGTCACCGCTTGGGTTTGCGGCATCGCGCTCGCCAAGGGTTTCTGGATGACAGTCCTCTGCTCGGTTGTTCCGCCGGTGGCGTGGGTTGTTTTTGCTCAGCATGTGATGGGGGTGTGATCATGACTTACCGCAACGTCGTATCCGCAGTTGTCCGCGCTCTCGCCGCCGAAACGATCAACTCTGCCGGTGGTAATGACTTCGAACCGAAGGTCCAGTGCGCCAAGCAGAAGGGGGAAATCGTCGGCAAGGAGGCTGCATTTCTCCAAGACTGCTGGGTCTTCGGCCGCTTACACAAGGGGCTTGAGCCTGCCCAATGGCGCGCTCTGGTGGCGAAGTTCTCCACGCACACCGATCGCAAGCACGCTGCTATTACCGAGCTAACGCGAGCTATCCAATCACCAGCACCTGAGCGGTTCCGTCATTGCGCCGTTGTTACTTGGGCGTTGCCGAAGCTGCCGGGTGTGGAGGGTAAGCGATCGACGAGCGTCCTGCCGGCCGCATGGTATGAAATGTCGAACTGGGATGAGGATGGCCGGCCCGAGCCGACCTTGCGGCGGTGGCGCACTTCGATTCGCAAGGCTCTTGATGACCAAGTAAATGAAGCGCTTTGTGCGGCGCAAGACATTCTTGATCGCGAAGGTCTTCTGATGGGGGATGTTGCATGAAGAAGCGGATCTCGCATGAGAGGCTTAAGCAGGTTTTGCGTTACAGCCCTATGGTTGGGGTATTTGAATGGAGAGTCACCGGAAGAAAGATCCGCCCTGGGTATCTTGCAGGCTGCATAGACAGTCATGGGTACATCACCCTGATGGTTGATGGCGTGCGCTACAAGGGGCATCAGCTCGCATGGTTCTATATGACCGGAGCGTGGCCAGAAGATGGCATTGATCATAAAGATGGTGATCGCTCGAACAATGCGTTCACCAACCTTCGCGAGGCGGACCAAGAGAAGAACCAAGCTAACCAGAAAATCAGCAGTTCGAACACCAGCGGAGTGAAGGGCGTCTATTACTGCAAGTCCACGAAAAACTGGGTTGCGCGCATATTCAGCCACAAAAAGATTGCCTATCGAGAAGAGTTCGAGACTCTTGATGCGGCGACCGCTGGTGTTCGCGCAGCAAGGGAAAGATTGCACGGTGAGTTCGCAAATCACGGAATTCATAAATTCGAGCAAGAAGAGCTTGACGCCGGGTGATCAAACGATCAATATTCACGTCATCTTGGGTTATGTACGTTTGTATGTGACGCAGACAAGATCAAGCCCGACCACTGAGTTGGGCTTTTTTGTGCGTGAACACTTTTGACTGAGCCATCATGCCGGATGCTCTGGGCTCCTTCGTAACTCCGGCCTTATCAACCAACGCCAAGTGACCGCAGATGCGGAAGTCCGGGCAGCCTCTCAACGATGCACAAATCGCCCGGCAAGGCCCAGCTCTCACCAAGCTGGGCCTTTTTATTTTCATCATCCACTGCTCCCCAGCAGTTTGGCGCCCGCACTGGCGCCTTTTTTCTTTCCACTACATGCAACTGAGAGGTCGAGCGCATGGGAGATTTCCTTCAGCGCCTGATC